AAAGAGGAAGTTAAAGAAGAGCCGAAAGAAGAAGTTAAGGAAGAAGTAAAAGAGGAGCCAAAGGAAGAGGTTAAAGAGGAACCTAAAAAAGAAGTACAAGTAGTAAAGAAGAAAGTAGTTAAACCTAAAACTAAAGCAGAAAAGAAAGAAGAGAAACAAAAAGCAGGAACGAAAATTGTAAAGAAAATGGGTGATAAGGGTAGATATGATAATAGCAATCAATTAAAAACCCTTATTATTATGAACGTAATATCAGATGCAAAGAGCTTTTTTAACGCTAAAACTATGTTGCAGGACACGCCAGGCTTTTTTTCTAGCGCAACGGTTCCAGATGCGGTATTGTCAGATAACAACGTAGCGGCTTACTTAATGATGGTTGGGTCTAGTCAGAAAATGAACAGTTTAATAAATAGTCAATATGAGTAGGAAAAATTATGAAAAAAGGTTTGTATGCTAACATAAATGCTAAGAAAAAAGCGGGAACATCTCGTTCAAAAAAGAAAAGCACGATCACACCGAAGGCGTATGCCAATATGAAAGCGGGTTTTCCTAAAAAGAAAAAGTCTTAATCATGTATGAGTATGCAGTAAAAAAAATAGTTAAAATTGTTGATGGCGATACCATAGATATAGAAATTGATTTGGGTTTTAGTCTTACTAAAAAGGAACGTGTTAGATTAGCGGGTATTGATACACCAGAGAGTAGAACACGAGACTTAGACGAAAAAGCAGAGGGATTATTAGCTAAATCTTTTTTAGAAAAACAATTAGACGAGGCGGTTGATTTAAGGGTTAAAACAGAAAAAGATGGTAAATACGGGCGGATGCTAGGTTGGTTACATGATGGTAACAAGAATATAAACAAGTATATGGTTCTAAAAGGTTATGCTTGGGAGTATGATGGCGGAAAAAAAGAAAAGAACTTAGATGATTTAAGAAGAATAAGAGGAACTTCTGAAGATGGCTGAAGTAGAGTATGGTGGCGTGAAGGTATCTGGTAAAGGTTTCCTTGGTAAGCTCATTTGGATTTTACCTCTGATGGGTACACTGGGAGGAGGCTCTTGGGCGGTTTTCGAATTTTATAAAGATTATGAAGATATGAAAGAGTCCGTACAGCAATATGTCAGCCCTGATATGGGGTGGATAGAGTCTCACATTAGCGAAACAAACGCTGAACTTAAAATAGTTGAAAAAGAATTTGAATTGTTAAAAGAGGTCGATCAAGCCACTTCCGCAGTCATTCGAGAACAGATTAATAGCGTTAAGGCTATTGCTGCAAACCTCCAGACAGATCTTCACGATCTACGAATGGATTTAAATCAAGACGTAGCTGAGTTGCACAATTCAATTGAAGTAGAAGTTGAGAAGGTAAATGCTAACCTAGATAAACAAGAGGTTAGATTAGAGAAGCAGGACGCAAGAAACAGGCAGTCTGTAGAGGATGTCAACAAAACCAGTTCTGATAATGTGACTATAGTTAGGGGATTGATTGCAAGTTCAGAGGAGCGTCGAGACAAAATGGTGGACCGTTTGGACACTAAGATAGCAGAAACACAGGCTATGATGGATAATTTGTTAAAGGAGAACAGACTTATGATTGAAGGATTAAAGGCTGATTTAGATAAGAAGATCCGATTAGCATTAGAAAATCCATTATCAGGGATGTCGAAATGAAAAAACTACAGAAAGATAGTAAGTATGCAGTAGCAGATGCTGACGGAGATGGGGTCGTTACAGACGAAGAGATGGATCGCCATGCCACCTGGATTAGGCTTGAGAACGAAGATAAACAAGCTGACACACAAAGAATGATGGCTATTGTTTCCATGTTTGTATCTATTATAGGTGTAGCATTTTTGTTGCTTCCAGTAATTTCTCTTGACAGAATGGACGCAATATCTTCAGTATTATCTACATTTCTAATTGCTAATACTGGAATAGTTGCGGCATATATAACAGGTTCTGCATTATCTAAAACAAAGATGAAATAGGAGGATAAAATGGGAAAAGGACAAAAGCATTATTTTAAAGATGGTAAAGAGTTTAAGGGAAATACTCATAAAATGCCTAACGGTTCTTTGCACACAGGTTTAAAACACACTAAAGGTTCTAAAGTAGTAGTACACTTTAAGGAACTTTCAAAAACATCACAGAAGAAAGCAGGGGGATAATATGTTTGGATTATTAGGCACAATTCTAGGATTTGCATCATCGGCTGTTCCAGCCATCACAGATTCATTTGCTAGAAAGCAAGACAATAAGCACGAACTAGAGAAAATGAAAACGATGGCTGAATTAAGAGCATCTGGTTATGACCATGATGTTAAAATGTACGAAACAATGGGTGCAGATAATGAACATGATAGGCTTATTCAACATGATATAAGTATTAATCAAGGTGTTGGCTTTATATCAGGACTGCAAAAATCAGTTAGACCAGTTATAACCTATGCTTTCTTTTTGTTGTTTGCCACAATAGAAATCACTCTATTATTGGAAGCATTAAAGACTGGGATTGATTTTGCAGAGGCCATACAGGTTTTGTGGGACGATGAAACCAAGGGAATCTTTGCGGCTATTCTAGCCTTCTGGTTTGGTTCAAGAGCAATAGATAAGGCAAGGAAAGTATAAATGAATTTAGAATTATTAATAGAACAGTTAAAAATTGATGAGGGTGAAATTCAAGAGGTGTATTTAGATCACTTAAATTTAAAAACGGTAGGAATTGGGCATTTATGTAGACAAGGTGAACCTGAATACGACATGGAAGTAGGAGATCCTGTAAGCAGAGAAAGAATAAATGAACTTTTTAATGAAGATGTAGAAAGTGTACTTTCCGACTGTAACAGGCTTTATCCTGACTTTGACGAGCTTCCAGAAGAAGCCAAACAAATAATTTGCAATATGATGTTTAATATGGGTTTAGGGCGTTTATCAGCGTTTAAAGGTATGAAGCGTGGTGTAGATGCAAGGGATTGGGAGTCAGCCGCAAATGAGATGGTAGATTCGAAATGGTACACTCAAGTTACAAACAGAGCAGAAAGATTAGTTGAAAGAATGAGACAAATACAATAAACACTAGTAAAACTAATTATTTTTTGTTAAATTAATACAGAAAGGTGGTTTCCTTGTTACAGAACACAGCTAATATGGGTAGATTTGGCGATACAGAAATGGCTCACGTTAGTCCTGGAGAAGTCGTGGTCCCACGTCCAGTTCTGGAAAACAACCCTAATCTTGGTGCTGGAATTGCTACTGCGATTGAAAACATGGGGGGAAACCCAGAGCGTTATGTAGTTGGTTCACAGAGCAACAGCATTAATCCTGATACAGGAAATCCAGAATACTTTTGGAAAGAATTACTTTCTATAGGAAAATCTATTTTCGGCTCTAAAGCGGGGCAAGATATTATTACAAATGTAGCTTTGCAAAAGTTGATGGGTGGTAAAGTAAATGCAGGGCAAGCCTTAGCTAGTGGATTAGTAGGTGGATTAAGTGGGGATTCAGGTTTTTTTGGTGAAGGAGGAGGCCAACAAAAACCTAAAATAAAAACTGTAGCTAATAAAGCATCAAATACCGTAGAAAGCATAGCCCCTGTTGCTAAGAGAGCAAAAGCAGAAGGCACAATGGGGATAGGTAGTCTTCTTGGAGATGCGGTAGCAGGTAAAGGAAAAGATAACTTTTTAAGTAATTTATTAAATAGTAAGGGTGGAGAAGCTTTGCTATTTGGTTTAGGTTCAACATTCCTAGATAAGATGTTTGGAAAAGAAGAAGAAGAACCTGGAAGAAGACCTTTTGGAGGAACTACTGAATTTAGACCTATCTTAGGGGGCTATAATTATGGCGGTCAAGTTTACCAAAGAAGAGATGGTGGAATAATGCCAAGCGAGGGTTCGGGTACTGAAGATGATGTTCCTGCAATGCTTACTGCTGGTGAGTTCGTGCTTACTAAAAAGGCTGTAGAAGGTCTTGGCAACGGCAATCTTGATCGAGGTATACAAAACGGTTATAAATTAATGAATAATCTTGAAGGAAAAGCATAATGGCTGAAGTTGTAGAAAGCATTAATCGTCGCCCAGAATATATAGAAGAACGTGAAAAAGCTTTATTAGATCAGATATTTGGAAGATATAACGAAGAAACTGGTGAATACGAAGGCGGCACGATGCAACAGCCTGACCTGTTTAACGTACCTGAATACAGACAGCCTGGACTTGACCCTTTAGAAACAAAAGCTCTTGATTTAGCGGGTAGTGAAGGATTTAT